TCCTCAATGGTTTGTGGGCGGTACTTTTCCACCCACAGAAAATCATCCTTCATACTTACTATCAGGTTCTAGTGCGATGAGATACTCAAGATCTCTATTGGCATCTCTAAAGAGAGAAGCATTCTGTTTACTAATAGTAACCTCATAATCACCAGGTAGCAACTTAAGGTTCTCCACTTTAAAATTAAAGCAGAACTGTCTATCAGTTTCACCAACCTTAACAGCATAACTGTTAGAGGTATCATTCTTCTTGTCACGTACGACAAGTTTAACACTCGTACCATCACCAACGACTGCTAGATCTTCTATCTGATAGATCGCTGCTGCCTTAATGATGTTAGAGATATCACTCCATGGTACTGTGAAACATACATCCTTACTAGGAAGTTCCACCCTATTCTCAGGTGGTTGTACGATCGTAGATGGATCTGCAAAGAAATACCTTGATGTATTTCTCCTGTCCCTAACGATGACAAAGTTATCATTGTCAAAGTTAAACTCAGGATCTTCAAATAGAGTAAGACCAGATAAGAACTCACTCAAATCATAAATTGCAAAGCTCCTTGGGAACTCCTCTGTTACAACAGCACGTGAAAGAATATTCTTCTGGATGGATAGAGTGGATAACTCATTACCTTCCTTGAAGCAAATGGACTGATTGATGTTAGAGAAATTCTTGAGGATATCAAGAGTACTTTTAGAAAGTTTCATAAGGTTCAGAAATCTCGACTGGTTTCGAGGTGAAATGATATAATAGCACACAATAGTGTACTGCTTTTAAGATGTCCTTTTGAGGGAAACCTTTTTTGTCGTAACGACTGAGATACTTTATAGCATTAGATCTACAAAATGCTTCTGCGTCACCAACTGATTCGATAAGATCAAGTGTTTGGATGTTAGATCCTTCGGTAGTATAATGACCACGATATGTACCAGAGATATAATCTTTGGCTTTATCGAGGATCACATCCTCCTCATACTTACAGCTTATCTTGTTGCTGTCAATCCCTAGTTCAATGTTACCTGCTGTGCCGACTGTTACGTCTTCATTCAAAGCAACATTAGGATCATAGATTGAATACACTCCGTTGTTAGATCCTTCAATACTAACACCGAAGTCATTTGATTTTTCCATAATTGGGTAATCCTCGTCAAGGGTTCCATCCATGATAGAACCCAGTAAACTCCATGCATTAACCATATTATACATCAAACTCCACGTCTGCGTCAACCTTGTCGTATAACTCTTGAAATGCTTGCTTAGTCTCATCATCAAATCTGTTGATGCATGTAGTGATTGCCTTAGCACGATTGCCAAAGATACTATATGCTCTAACGATGTGAACTAAACGACGTGTACTGATGACTTCATCTATACCACCATCAAAGAAGGTCTTACGGATGATGTCTGCCCAGTCAACAAGTCTCTTGTTGAACTCACTCTCCTCACATACAAGATCAAGGATCTTCTGTTCGTTAGCAGGTGTAGGATACTCTTGCTCAAAAGTAACAGGGAACCTTTCAAGGAATGCTTCATTCAATACGTTAGTACCTACAAAGCGACCATCATCGGATCCTTTACCTTTAGTATTGGCAGTAGCAACAACTGTAAATCCTTTAGCAGGTTGTACATACTTACCAATCTTTTTCAAGAACACACCTTTGCCTTCAAGTATGGATTGGAGGCAGAGTATTTTGTTACTCGCCAAGTCAATCTCATCGAGTAACAGGACAGCCCCTCTCTGGAGTGCTTCCACGACAGGTCCATTATGCCAAACTGTGTTGCCATCCACAAGGCGAAACCCGCCAATAAGATCGTCTTCATCGGTTTCAATAGAAATGTTTACACGGATAAGTTCTCTGTTTGCCTGAGCACATGCTTGCTCTACAGAGAAGGTCTTGCCATTACCAGACAATCCAGTAATGAACATTGGGTAGAATAACTTAGAAGAAATGATCTTCTTAACATCGTTAAAGTTACCAAATTTAACGAAGGTACTATCTGAAACAGGTACTAAGTTTCTCTCAACTGAGGGCAATACAGTGGGGTTAGAGATCGCTTTCTCAAGGATCTCTCTTCCTTCCTCAACTGTCAAGTTCCATGACCCACGCTTCACCTGATACTCTTTCAACTTACGTGCCACTGTAGGATATGCTACGTTACGGGCTGACGCAAACTTCTTCACATGAGAGGCATCTATCTCAGTTCCGAATTCCTCACGTAGTTCATCTACGAAGTTGACGGATAGTTTTCTCTCGAAAGGCATAATAATAAAAAGTGTTTTGTTGTGTATGTACGTAGTATAGCAAAAACACACACCCTGTACAGTGGGTGTGTGCCAGTTTGTTAATTGGTTTATGCTATCCTTTCTATGAATGAAGATAGGATCTTCTTATTCATCTTCTTAGATGCTAATGACTTCTTGAATGCTCTGGTGATATCACCCTTCTTAGCATCCTCTTTGACTTCAAACTCAGCATCACTGTTTAGTGCATTTACTGATAGAGCATACTGTACTGTGTATGCACTTGATAAGCAAATGAATGATCTTGTTTTCTTCCACTCAGCATCTGCTCTAGCCCACTCTTCCATGTCATAGGATAAGCAACCACGCTTGAACCTATTCCACTCATTACCATTGAGAAGACGGATGTTCATGAACTCACAGTCAGGATGACGATCTCTAAGTTGTTGGATCCAAGTATCTGTTTGACCATAGTGATCACCCTTAAATGAATACTGTCTTCCAGTTTGGCGGTCACGTAATCTTGTAGTAGGTCCACAGTTTCTACGGATGATGTGCTTCTCACCAGTTGTATAGTGTTGTACTGCCTTACCAAATCCTATTGGGAAACCTTCACCATCAGTTAAGTTAATAACATGAACTTTCTGGCATCCAGTATTCTTTTTAAATCTTGGTAGGATAACATTCATTGCAACCATACTTTCATTAAGAGGAGTGCCACCTAGAGTTAACTCACGAGGGCCACCACAACTCCACTCTCTACTGAAACCTGATACTAAACGGAATAGGTTCTTTGCCTGTTGCTCATGCTGACGATTGTTAGACTTGCTGTTCAGTACATTGATCTGAGTGAAGTTCTGTATTACTACCTTAGCTTCATTATCAAGAGGGATGTTGTACTGACTATCGAATGTTCTGTATGCATCAGAGAAAAGATATACTTCATACTGAATACCAACCTTACGACAGAATGTAACTAAGTTAAGAACTTGCTTGATCACATCTTTGATGCATGAATGCATAGATCCAGACCAGTCAATGTTGAAGATCAATCCATGGTTCTTACCCTCAGGTACAGTACTGATCTTTCTGAATAGATCCTCATTGTACTTGTAGGTGTGAAGTTTGGATGTATCAATTACACCTGTACGACTTACTGTAGTACGAGCATAACTATCTGCTGCTTTCTTACACTCAAACTCTTTAACCAAGTAAGATACTTCTTTAGTGCTCTGTGATTTGAACTTCCTGTAATCCTCATCAATCTGCTTAAGGTTTCTAGTGAACTGTCTTGACATCATTAGTTCATAATCATCCTCAAAATCTTTCTGATATTGAAGTTGCTCTTTCTGATAATAGTAGTTCTGAAGCTTATCACTAACTTCCTTATTACTAATGAAGTGCCCTTCAGAAATCTTAGAAGGTAACTCGATGTAATCAATAACATCTGCCTGTTGATCAACGAGTTGCTTGATACCCTCTACAAGATCATCCATGGTTCTTACTGTAGGTTCAGATTGTGGTTGAGCATCTTGAGGACCATTACCACGACCTACATCACCATCACCAAATCCTTCAGGGGTCTCAGGTTCACCACCTTCACCTTCACTCTCACCTTCCTCACTTTGACCTTGAGATGGTGCATTGCTTTCCATCTCTTCCTTACCATCTTCATCAGAGTTCTCACCTTGACCCTCACCAGGTAACTCTCTTGCTTCTGCGTTTGCTTCTGCCTCTTCTTTATTCTTCTTATCTAATTCTGCTTTACTGTATGCATATATCTCTTTAGCAAGAGCAAGTGCATCTTCAAATGTTTCTAACTTATCTGCCTTAGAAAGGAACTCTTGCTCCTCATCTTTGAAAGGAACATCAACGAAGTTACCAATCTTATACTGTAGATTTATTCTGTCTGCGATGTTGAACTCATCAAGATCCTGACCTGCTACCTTAAAGAAATCCTCATCAGCAAGTACCTTATACCCTGCGAAGAATGTCTTAGGGATACCAGGATATCTTCTCTTCATTAATTTCTCAATACGTACATCTTCACATACGTTAACGAACTGCATTGGAACCTCACCTTCCCATGACCAATCATTTGGTGTGTAGAGTGCGTGTCCAACTTCATGGGAGATTAGAGCATCGACCACCACAGTCTCAGTATGCTTCCAATTTGGGAGAGTGAGAATTCTCTTCTCCACTTCAAACTGTGCGGTATCAACATCCCTATGCTCAACGATGAGGTCTTCCTGAGCAAGGAGTTTAGCGAGTGATTCTTTTACTAAGTTCATTGAGTTCCGTGTGTATGTACATAGTATAATACCCCTTCCGTGGGGAAGAGGCATTTAGTAGACACTTTATCAACTGTCTGCGTTTGGCACGTGCTTGCCGTAACGCTTGGGGTTTGAGATGGCGTTTCTTTTCCTTCTTGGAATGATGCTGCCAGTTTGGAACTGTCATTGTCCTAGAGTTTGGAAGTCAGTACCCATAGTACACCACCTGTCAAGAGGGTGTCAATAAGCACCAAAGAAATATTTATGATCATAAGACTAAACCAAACACTATAGAATATCTATAAACGTACTCCTGTAAAGGACCCAATCCTCTGTGTGGTAAGTGTGACGGGAAGGAAATTACCCTACCAGGATAATAATCCCACTCCTCAATTAACTGGGTTTTATCTGAAGAGTATATCTGGAACTTACCACCCCACTCCTCCTTCCATGTAGGATTAGGCATGACCATCACAGTTGTACTGCTGGTATCCTGAGGACCATTAGAATCAATATGGAGTGAACCATCACACCCAGAGTGTTGTAGATTGACATCTATCCTTTGGAGGAAGACCCTTCTACTATCAGCTCCTATCAACTCACATAAGAATTCAAACATCTTAAAGAAGGTAGGAGCATTCTCGTTATCCAAGTATGATATTATATTAGGATGGCTTCTAGTAAAGATAGTAGAACCAAATAATCTGTGACTACCTTCTTGGTGGTAGGGCCATGAGTTTGCATTCGCAACGTTACAAGCCCTATACCTTAGTTTGCCCTGTAGGACAGTGTAGATATCATGGAGATACTTTGCATCAAATTTATCATCATATACTTTACAAAGCATTAGCTAGCACTATCTTTCCTAAATGTAATCTGCGTGTCTCCACCTAAGTTAGCAGTCCATGTTGTGTTAGCATGGAAGTGTTCTAGGATGTGATCTAACTTATGGTTGAGTGCATCCATCTTAGCAAGCATGTCAAGTCTATCTTGTCTTGACCAATCATGCTCAACATAACTGTCTGGATGTAATCCACCATTCAAAGAAGTTGGATAATTCATTGCAGGTTTAGTTGGACTTTCTCCTAAACCTGATTCAAACAAATGCCTTTGTCCCTCTGGTACATCTGTACCTGTTGTCTTTGCTGTATCAGATTGATCAGTTGCTGTTGGCATACTGTCAAGTGGATTTGGCTTGTCTGTAATATCATCACCAGGTACTGCTGATGATGAGAAAGCATGTTTTCCTCCATGAGGAACGTCGTTGTAAATTGACATGTTATTCTTCCTTTGTGATGACTGAGAAGTTTTGTTTCTTATCTACCACTAGAGTAGAAGCAAACTTATCTTGTAATGTTTCTGTCTTGTGAGAGATCACAAAGACATTGGTGCTATCGGATACTGTATGTAGTATTTTGAGGAAATCATCCGTACCTGATGTATCCAAACTACTGTCAAAGATCTCATCTAAGATAAGCAGATTAGTATTAGCACTGTTCTTCATCTTGGCAATAGTTCTCCAAGTGAATAGTAGAGCAAGGTCAATCCTCATCTTCTCTCCTTCAGAGAATGAA